AGAAAGGAAACTTAATACTCCCAGTATTTAGTTTAGGGATAGGTAGTTTCTCAAATGCTTTATTGACCTGCTTCTCTACAACAGCACCAACAAACTCTTCTGGGTTGTCCAGAATCTTTTGTGCTTTTTGATAAGTCATGTAAGCACCATAACAAAGTGCTCCACTAATCGCCAGACTTGTCGCGGATAGAATGATCGCTAGATTTTTCATCTTTCATTTCCTCAAATGCTAATCGTAATATGTAGTAGATAACATAAGCAGTAAATACAAGACCGCAACCAAGTATTATAACAACACCGTAAGGAAAGTTTTGGGGCATCAGTACTTACCAGGAGTACAGTATTCTTTCTTTTTATCTGGATAATAAGGATACAAACCATCTCTAGGTTTCATCCAACCACAACCAATCAACCATTCCTTTGTCATTGGCGTTGGTGCAATTTGTTCCCACAGAGGACCTTTGGCACACATCTCTAACTTTTCAGCAGTCACATTCAACTGTTCTTCTGCCCAATTAGCATCAACCTCCCAAGGAACAGCACGACTCATACCAGCAATACTATAAGTTCTCTCAACCATTTTCCTCAACCACTCTGGTATTTCTTTATCCTGATGGACCTGTGCCATAAATGAAGTTTCCAATCCGCCGCCCATACAGTCCTGAACAGTATGCCAACCTTCGTGTCTTAGGGTTCCCAAAAACTCTCTAGGATCTTCTAAAAGTCTTTTGCTAATAAAAAGACGGTTGTAGTCTGGTTTGTACAGACCAACCGTGCTTCGTGTGAAATATCTTTCGTCGGCAAGATAAACTCCAATACCAAGTTTATCCAATGCTGTAAGTATTCTTTTGATTTCATCCTTAAAGACTATAAACCTTTCACCAAAGTCTTTATCGGCAGAAATCTTATCAATACCTTCATAACAATCTAAAAGTATCATACAACCCATTGCTGCGATACTATAGTCTTTTACCTGCGGATGGGTCTTTTGTATCGTTTCTGCTGCTACTGGAAATGTTAAAGTTAATGATAACCCTAATGCCGTGAGGAGTTTTTTCATTCATCCCACCATCCTTCTTGTTTATGTATAAAGACTTTTAGGTCTTTAACATATTTTCGTAATATTTGTGCTTGTTCCTCATGCCAAAAATCACCCGTCTCCATCCAGAGGCGGGTGTGGTTATCTATGGCTTTGAGTATTTGATGGATGGGAGCATTCCAACACTCCCTTTTGGGAGTGTTCCATTCTCGTGGCACGGTATTACGAGCGAATGAACTTCATTGTAGCGAAGATAATCAATCTGGCAACTACCAGGACTGATTTCAGCATAACCAACAATCATAAAAGCAATAAATTCCATTACTTTTTCTTGCCGCCGTTCTTCGCCTTTTTAGCAGTCGCGTTTCCTTGGTTCTGCTTTTTATTGCCAGCAGAACCTTTTTTACCTTTGTTAGCAGACTTTGCCATTATGCTCCTGTGCGAGGTTGAACAAATCCTTCCTCTAGTGCTTCAACTCTTTCTTCAAGACTTGCGGCAGGTGCTTCTGCCACTGGAGCAGGTAGTTCAGGAGGAGCTTCTACAACTACTTCTCTTTTAGGTTCTTCTTTTTTTTCTTCTTCGTCGCCACCTTTCTTCATGGTATTAATACCAAAGGTAGCAGCAGAAGCAGTGAAGACGGTTGCAATAAAAGTGGGGTCCATCTTGGATAGAGCCCCAGCATAACTTGCGGTGAGAAGAGCAGCAGACCAACTCAGAATAGCAATACGAATTAACATACCAACACGATTTTCTTTGTGTTTATCCATCAGTCCGTGTGATGAAGTCTGTCTTATTTAGGTTTTTAGAATCTAAATTTGATTTTACCTGCAACAGAGTTATTGGTGACTCCACCATTTACATTATGAGAACCCTCTATAAATAACATCTCTTTGTAATCTACTGCTACGGTAGCCCCATAAGAATTATCAGTGCCATAAGAACCATCAACAGAGACACCAAAAACATCGTGCTTCTTACCTCCAAATCTAGTTTCTAATTTGAGACCTGCTTCACCAACATGTGTGGTCTCATTATATGCATCAACACTTCTTGCCGACTGAACAGATCCAGTCTCAACATAAGCATCTCTCTTTACATTTCTAACTGTATGCCCTATGAATGGTTTGAACCATCCAGAGTTGTTGGCATACAATCTGTTATGAACCCACCATTGTTGACCTTCGACTATACCCCAGTTTCCAAACTGATACTCAAGTGTTCTTGCATAATCATACTTATCTTTAGAACCACCAGCATTAGTGATCAATGCTAGATCTTTACCATGGAAACTATTGAATACACCAACATGATCTCTCTTGAGATGTGAGATGCTATCTACACCTTCCATTTCGGTGTAAATTTGATTGTAGTGTACTCCAGCAGTCCATCCTTTTGTTAGATCATATTCAAATCCACCACCAAAAATAGTGGTAAATCCTTCATAAGCATCAGCATTATAAGACTTCATCACTCTGTTATTCTCAAACAATCTAAATCTCTTCTTGTGATTTGTGATTGGTTCGTGAATAAGGAACCCATTCGTAGTATCAGCAATAGTATCAAGAACTTCTATCTGATCAATGCGACCAGAGAAATCAGCATACTGGTGTGAAACTGCAGACTGACTTGAAGAACTTGTGGTAACTACTGGTGTCCCATTTGTAACAACCGTAGAATTATCACTGTAAGTATCAGTTGTGACTGGTGTTGTAGTGGTGGTTGTTACGGTTGTAGCAGTAACTGTTGTGGCAGCATCAAAGTTTAATGTTTGCTTTCCACCACTTTCAGAAGAAGTATGCGTAATAGTAGTATTTGAAGTATACGTAGGATTCGCAACACTTACGTTTACATTGTTTACCGTACTAGAACTAACTAGAGTTGGTGGTGGAGGTGTTCCACCAGTTTCGTAAATATCAAGAATACCATTTTGATTGGCATCCCCAGAAAGTGCTGCTGCTGAAAGTGAAACTGTACTGGAAAGGATAACATTATCCATGGGCATCCAGTTTACAGTTGGAGAACCAGCGGCATTATATGTAAACTGATAATCTCCGGCGGCAAGTCCAGTAAAAGTTACTCCCTGCCAAGTTGATGATACCTGACTATTACTGCCATAAGGAACTAACTGGGTTCCATCAGAAGTAAAATAATTTGTACCATCAATCAATCCATCTGGTCTTGTCGATGAAAGTAATGTCCAGTTAACAGTTGTTGCAGAAAAATTAGTCCCATTAATACCTTGTAGGGTTAAAGTACCTTCATTAAAGGTAGTTCCTGGATGCCAGTTTCCATACCAAAAAGTAACTGATCCGTTCCCTCCACCAACATATCCTATAGAGTTGGTGTGAGATAATGCTGCTGTTGGCACTCCAAGAAGAAGCGCAGACGCTGCAGCTAGCGCCTTTTGCGTGGTGGTAGGCATAAAAATAAGGTGAGTTGGTGTGGTAGAAAATTCCTAAGAACTACCAAACACAACTCACCTTGGTGTGGGTCTGAGTTGCAGTTTCAACTCAATGGTTGAAACTATTTAGTTATCCTTTTTTCCAAGCTTCTCCTTCTGCCTTTCTTCTACGTGCTAAACCCGCTTCTACATTTGAACCAGGGTTGCGGTAGAGATAAAGAGCATCGGGAACTAGGTCCCACTCTTTATTCTTTAGGCGTTTAGTAATAGTATTAAAGTTAGCGCCACCGTAAAAACCGGCACCAAGATTATAAGCAAAGCTGAGCAGAGCTCCTCTTTTTCCATCTGACATTTCACTCCAATATGGGATTTTGCGTAGTGCAGGAAGAAACTCCTTTTTACACTGTTCAATCAGAAGTGCATCTGCTTCTGCTTGTGTAAGTGTGTCGCCAAGTTTGAATGGTGATCCATCTTTCTTACGTGTTGAACCCCAACCAATAGTGATTGGAAGTCCACCAGTCAGAGGGTCAGGATATGCTTTTAGATGGCAACCTTCAAACTCTTTGATCAACTTAATGCCCATTTGCGGGACATCATCACCACCTGATACAGGAGCTGCAGCAGCGGCAGGGGCTGGTGCAGCACTAGTCTTTTTTCCGCGATAAATCTCTGCCCAATCTACATTGTCCTCAAGGAACTTAACTGGGAGATTATCTTCTAACCACTGAACCGCTTTAACGTGATTAGGATTTCTTTCATCATAGAATTGAAAGAAGTTATGTAGATCAACTCTTGCCATTTGGTCCTCCGAAATACTTTGTATAAAGTTGTTGTGCTTCTACATGCTTACCGTGATTTGTGAGATCTTTGATGCGTTGTAGAATTTTTCTTCTGAAATTAATCGAAAATTCTTCCCCATCCATCGTTGCCTCCTGGACACCAGCGGTGCTTGAGAACTGCTTTGGTGTAAATGGTCTTCTTACCATTTGTCACAGGTCCAGTATAGTTGTCGTTGAGAGAACCATAAGGATCATTGACAAAATATCCTTTACCATCTGGAGTCTTACCGATTACTACACACATGTGCCCACCAGTAGGAGCAGATAAAGAACCACGATGCAGGATACCAATAACAACAGGTTTCCCAGCATCAAGACTCTTATCAATATCAGCAAAAGAAAGATTATAGCTAAAGTGTGACTTAACCCCATAACCTGCGAGAACTTTCGTCTGTACCGCATGGTCAGTAGTGTCGCCAATCGCAAATACTTTCTTGACATATTCATCGTCGCCTTTAATACTCCCTGGCTTAAGGAATGCAAGGCACATAGCGCACGATGAACTGTTGCAAGTTCTATGTGCATCTCTATAGTTATCTACTTGATTGAAGTATGGAACTGCAAGAACTTCTGGAGTTGGGGGTTTGGTTCTAAACATCCCAATCCAATCAGTCTCAGCATCATCAAGAAACTCAGCAGGAAGGTTATCTTCTAACCATTGAACTGCTGCTACATGATTTGAATTTTTTTCGTCGTAAAACTTAAAAAAGTTATGAAGATCTAAAGTCATCTTCCTCTCCTATGAACTCTAATGAGAAAATATCATGCTCTGGAATTTCTGGATCCAACCACTCACAAAATTCGGACTGAATCGCATGGGCATTCTCAGTACAGTTTTCTTCACAGAGAGTATGAATGCGGTCAATTGCCCAATCATGAGTTGTTCTCAGAGTCTTTTCCAAAGTTTCCATAATCTTTTCGCATGTAGCGTCCTAGAATATTACTATTGTAATACGCTGGACTCCCATCGTCAAGAGACTCTATCAACACATTATTTAGAAAAAGTTGTTTAGTTTCTTCATAATTACACTGCCCTTTTGTCTTATGAAGACTCAAAATTACTCTATCAAATGACTCTTTCCCCCAAAGGTTAACATCTTCTTTGAGTTCAGGACAGGAGCCGTAATATCTTTTCCAATCGGACTCTGACTTAACTTTTCTAGATTTTCCTCTTGGTGTGCGGAAAGACCAGAAATACTTTCGACCAATATAACTACGACCAGTTTTATTGCAGTGAATATGATAAACAAAACCAAAATTATCTTGAATATCAGAAGACTCAAAAATTTCCCCATTGAATCTCCAGGGATTTTCATAACTCATACTAAGAATCTTTATGAGCTATTATTTATCTTCAACGCTAGCAAAGCGATTCTAGCAATAAAAAAGCACCCTGTCAATAGGGTGCTTAGTATTATGTGAGTTTTGTATCAATCTTTTGGTTTTCTATTTGGATTTGGCATATTTGCCGTTCCTGGTCTATCACTTTTGGATCCTCTACCCTTTCTTCCACCACGTCTTGGTTGCTCACTCTGTTTGTCACCATATTGAGAATCTACACCATGCTCATCTCTTGTTCTTGCTCTTGATGCAATTTGGTTCATGATCGATGCTCTGGATCTTGGATTTTTGAATCCAGGACCTTGAGGCTTATATTCTGTCTTTGCACCTGGTTCGTCTGCCTTTTCACTTGCTCTTCTTGCAAGTCTTTGAGTTGTTGTTTCCTCAACAATACTTTGAATTGTTTGAGAATCCATTTCAAGCATCACGTAATGCGCTTCGTCTACGCTATCTACGTGCCCGTTATCGAGCAGATACTCAAGAACTAGGTCATAGGCATCATACTCATAAGATTGCCTTTGTAAGGACAATGACTTCTCTCTAGGAGACATAGGAGCTGCAGGAATTGGTTTTGGTGCGGCAGCTGCAGTATTAACTACTTTAACTTCTGGGGTAGCAGCTGCAGGTTTTGGTGCTGCAGCAGTTGCTTGAGGGGTAGTGAGAGGTTTTAATCCGAGGGCAGATCTTACTTCTGGTTTTGCAGCAGACCCTAGAGCGGTTGTGGATGCTGGTAGAACTGGTTTTCCTTCAGATGCTTTTTTAATTTGATCTGGAGCATTACCAGTTTGATAACCAAAAGTTTTCTGCATCAAAGGATTTGGAGTCTTCGGTTTGATTGACTCTGGACCTGCGGCTTTAGTTCCTGGTGCAGGAGTTGAACGAGCAACATAACGGTCTCTCTCAGCGCCTGTAAAAGCGCCTGCAGTGAATTTACCAGTCGCTTTATCTAATTTACCTTCTACACCACCTTGCTTGGCAAGAACCGTTGAAGAGGCAGCAGGAGCAGTTTTAGTGCCTGCTGGAGGATTCGCAGAACCTGCTGGAGGATTCGCAGAACCTGCAGGTTTTGAATCTGGTTTTACATTTAGTCTTGAATTACGCGCCGCTACAGCATCGTTATAATTCGCATATGTTTTTTGATCAGATGATGAATAATATTTACCTTGCGTTGCAGCAACTCTCTGATTAATTCTTGCCTGAGATGCTTTATCTGCAGCATCTACCTTTGCAATATCTTTATTTGATCCAAATCCTCTGGTTAAAGTCCTTCCGAGTTGACCAAAAAGACCACCTCTACGGGTATATTCAACCGCCCCCGCTCTCGTTCTAGCGTCTGCAGCAGACTCTCCTGGTCTTGGTTTAGTTGTTTGTTGATTAACCTTTGCTGCAGCAGGAACTATTTGTGCTTCATCAATTTGCTCCACTTCTTCAGAAATATTCTCTTGTTGAGAAGCACACATTGATTTATATACTTCCATCAATTTACGCGCTTCACTAGTTGAAAGTTCAGACATTTTTTTTGATACTTCTTTATAAGAATATTTATAAAAAAAGGGTCCGAAGACCCTCACTTTACATCATCATTACATTTACCCAACCATTCTTTACGATAATCATAATCACCAAACATGAACTCATCACATTCTGCCGCTTCTTGGTAGGCGTTCAGAATTTCTTGTTCAACCCATTCATCATAGTTGGAATCCTGAGAAAGTATCTTTGGTAACATCTTGTTTGATTCCTCCAACGATATATGATTCAACTTCGGTTTCTTGTGGCGCCACTTGAAGACCCTTAGAACTAATCCAATGCTCAGTCCAAGGAAGTGGATTATTCTTTGCAGAAATATCATAAAGTGGTTTAAGACCGATTGCTTTCATTCTACGGTTAGCAATCCATTCGACATACTGTTGTAATAGTTTGTCATTCAGACCAATCATAGAACCATCCTTGAACAGATACTCTGCCCAAAGTTTTTCTTGGTTTACAGCATTCTCAAAGGTCTTATAGACCCACTGCTCTTCCTCTTTAGCAATACGTGCCATCTCTGGGTCATCACCCTCCTTCCACTTGTTCATAATGTTCTGAGTGATGACCAGATGCTGGTTCTCATCTCTTGCGATCAGAGAGATGATTTTTGCACTTCCTTCCATAAGCTTGAGTTCGCCAAAAGCAAAACTGCAAGCAAATGACACGTAAAAGCGAATGCCTTCAAGAATATTAACGTTTGCAACTGCTCGGAAGAGTTTGCGCTTGAGTTCATACCTTGCCTCTTGTGCGTAGGGGACTTGCTCTAGTGCGTGTTGCCATTCGTCAGAGTTATCATAACGATGTGCTGCATTAATAAAGTCGTTATACGCTTGAGTCACACTCACCGCACGCTCCATAATACGATCCTCTTTAAGGATGGTATCAAAGACTTCCGAAGGATCGGAATAAACGTTTTTGATAATATAGGTGTATGAGCGAGAGTGGATCATCTCCATAAACTCCCACACTTTCATACATGCCTCCAATTCGGGTAGAGAGCAGTAAGGCGCGAACGCCATACCAGGTCCACGACCCTGAACGGAGTCCAGCATAACCTGATACTTCAGGTTGCTGGTGAAGATGTGCTTTTGCTCTGGGCGTAGCATATGATAGTCGCTACGGTCCTTCTGCAAGGAGACCTCTTCAGGTCTCCAGAAATAACCCAATTGCTGTGTTGTAAGTTTATCGAAGATTGGATATTTGTAAGAATCGTATCTCTGAACTCCTAATGGTTGACCAAAAAACATTGGTTGCTTTTTGGTATCTACTTCGTTTGAGTTAAAAACCGTCATGGAATCTACCATGGGTCTATCCTCTAAACCTGTCTTAAATCTTACAAGACTCACAATCTTCCTCCTCTGAATCTAGAATATCGGAAATTAAATTTTCAAGAGACTGTTTGGTTTCATCAAAAACCTCATCAGTCTTATGATCATAAGTGTTTTGATAATAGCTGGTTTTCCAACCGTACTTATATGTAGTCAAAAGGTCCTGCGCCATTACTGAAGTAGGAACTTCATTATCTGGATAATTTTCTGGATTATAGGACCAGTTTCCAGAAATCGCTTGATCGAAGAATTTTTGCATAACAGCGACAATATGAATATACCCGCGATTGCTAGGCATATCCCACAAAAGCGTATAATTGTTCTTAAGTGTTTGATACTGTGGAACAATCTGCTTGAGTGGACCCTTCTTCGATTTCTTAATGGACAAATATCCACGAGGAGGTTCGATTCCATTGGTTGCATTTGACACAACGGAACTGCTCTCCGATGGCATTTGTGCGGACAGTGTTGAGTTCCTGACACCGTACTGTTTAACCTGTGCTCTAAGACCTTCCCAATCATATTTCAGTTCGTTAGGGACGATTTCATCAACGTCCTTCTTGTATGTATCAATCGGCAGAATGCCTTGACCATACTTAGTACGGTGAGAATATTCGCAAGCGCCTTTTTCCTTAGCAAGGTTTACAGTTGCTTGAATCAAATAATACTGAAATGCTTCAGTAAGATCGTGAACAAGTTGCCAAGATCTTGGATCGTCATAATGCTCCCCGTGCTTGGCGAGATAGTGTGCTAAACCAATATAACCGACTCCAAGTGAGCGACGTGCTCTGGTGGCGATTTCTGCTGCTTTGACGGGGTATCCCTGAAAATCAATGAGTTCATCAAGACTCCTAACAGCAAGATCGCAAAGAACTTCAAGATCTTCGTGATCCCTAATTTTTCCAACGTTAACAGCACTAAGAATGCAGAGAGCAATTTCGCCATCGGTGTCATCAATATGTTGAAGTGGTTTAGTTGGTAAAGTGATTTCTTGACACAGGTTGCTCATCTCAACCTTATCCATAAAGGATGAGTGAGAATTGCAATGGTCAATGTTCATAATGTACAAACGACCAGTTTCTGCTCTCTCTTTCAGGAGGTCCAGAAAGAGTTCTTGAGCACTGATAGTTTTTCTTGGAATAGACTGATCTCGTTCATAACGAACATATAACTCGTCAAATCCATCAGTCCCAAAAGCATCATACAAACCAGGAACGGCGTGGGGAGAGAAGAGAGAAATCTCTTCATTGCGGATGAAGCGTTCATAGAAGAGTTTAGAGATTTGGATACTGTAGTCTAACTTACGAACACGGTTATCTTCGGTTCCTTTGTTATTTTTTAATACTAGGATATCTTCTATTTCTTGGTGCCAAATGGGGAAGTGAACCGTAGCTGATCCACCTCTAATGCCATTTTGAGTACAGCATCGGACAGTCGCTTCAAACTTCTTGAGGAATGGAACA